TCTCTTATCTTATAACTTTCAACACCATTACCAAATGCATAACAATTAAAAAATCCTGTATTAACAACACCTGGTGTACCAGCGTTTATATTTTGATTCGTAACATTACCGCTGTGGTTTCCAACACTGTCTATAGAAAAAGATAAATCATTTTCATACCACACATCAGGTAAAGAATCTTGAGGCTCAGTTTCAAAAACTATAACAGAATCTCTTCTGTACACAGTAAAAGAAACTCTTACTGTCGAATCCGCTGCTGAACTTCCTCCACAACATCTAGTACCACTTACTAATAAATAGTAATCATTAGTTAGGGAATCTTGGTAAAATCTATAAAAATTCTTTTTTGTTGGATTAGTAGCAGTGCTACCCATTAAACCTGCAGCTTGCAATTGAGCCTTAGTTAAATTTCCTCCTGAAGCAGGAGCACCTGATTGACCAGCTTCTACTGTATTAATAAAAACATTTTCTACAGCATCTGATCCTGTTGAAGGATTTGTTATAGAATTATTTTCTATAGAGTTAGCAATATTAGACTGTATAAACCATTGATACATATCTGTATAAGTATCGCTAGCTATAAAGCTTTGTTCAAAAAAGTTTGTTCTTCTTTCACAGCTACTACCTCTTCCTTCTCTAGTTTGTTCAATCCTCATTACAACTCTTGTTCCCGCTGGAACAGTGTAATTAGTACCGCTTGTTACAAAAAACGGATATGCAAGAACTGGATATCTGTCACCTTGACCTGCAGTTTCTGGATTTACTTTAATGCCTACCACATCATCTGCATCATTAACAGCAGAAAAATCACTAGCATTCATTTTCATATATGTTCCTCCAGGAACAGGATTTGTTGGGGCTGGCGTAAGAAAAGCTGCATCTTCAGTTGTTTTTTCTAAAACTGTAGCATATACACAAGATTGCATAGGTCCTGCTGAATCTCTTTTTACAATTAATCTATCACCGTCTTCAACCTTCTTAATATTTTCTCCTTCTAATAACAGAAAAGCATTGTTAGAGTTAGGGTCTTCAAAAAATATACTACTATAAACAGTATTATAAGTGTCTCTATCAGGTTTAATACAAAACTTATATCTTGTTGCCCAACTTGGAGCTCTTTGACTAATAGGGATATTTACTTTTATTTCATTTTTTGTTGTTGATGCAGAACACGGTATGTTTACTGTGTTATTTGGGCTTACTAATGCGGTAGATGATCTATTAAAATCATCCATATATATTATACCAATTTCATACCCTCTGTTACTATGCAGACTTTCTGTGTTTGCTCTTTCTTGAATTGTAGCTGTAGCTGATGTTAAATTAAAATATTGAATTATTAAATTAGTTCCACCATCTTGTAAAAATTGAGCAGCTGGTATTTGCAGTCTTATTAAATTATTTCCCACAGGAGCTGAGCCTAATATAGGTTCCCCTTTTGCCGGAGGTACAGCTGTTGAATTTGATATACCAGTTTGATATAAATTATATTGTGGAGCAGCACTTCCTAAAAAACTATCTATTGCTGCATTAAATTTATCTGTAAGAGTAACTCCTGTTCCCGCCTGAGCATTAGCTACGGTTTGAATAGACGCTTCAGTTAATCCAAACTTAGCTTGGAAATCCGTGCTAGAAAATAAATCGTTTACAGGGGTAGCTGATTGCGTAAAGTCTTGTTGTAAAATATAACTAAAAGAAACATTAGTTGAACCTTGACTTTCATCCGGAGTGTTTGTACCAAACCAAGAGTTAAATGTAAAAGTTAAATCAATATTTATTTCAGCTCCTTTTTTTAATTTATCAGTGTTATTTACAAAACTTAATTCTAAAGTATTATTTGTAATAGTTGCTGAATTACCAAAAGCTTGATACCCAAAACTTGCAAATGATGTGGTTAAAGATGTTTCTCCAATAGAATTGTTTTCAAGTTCAGTGGTGTATGTTAATTCTAAAGGAGAATTAAATATATCAGTTAAATCATATCCTTCTACATAGTTTCCATAAATAAGCCTATTACCCATTAATGTTTGAGCTTTTGCTTTTATAGGAACATTATCATAAAGTCTTAATATTTCCGATTCAGGTAATACTGTAAAGATTTTACTATTTGTAAAAGTAAAAGTGTAATCTGTGTTATCCGCTAGATTATTATTGAGCTTATTAATTCTTTCTATAATCTTAATGGTGGGGTCGTTAGCTTCTTTAAATAATAAATCTACTCCAACTACCAATGAGCTTCCAGAGTTATAAGTTATTATAGCTCCATTAAAATCATTCTCCATTCCTTCATTTAAAAAACTATCAGCAGAAAATTCATACGCCCCTGGTATAAAAGCAGGTTCGCTAAACTGAGATACAGCTGAGTATTCTCCATTAGAGTATCTATACCTATATGCAAAACAAATAAAGTTGTCCTCCATAAAAGCATCTTCTACCCCTGTTTGAATTAATTCAATAGGCGGAGACTGAGCAGGAGGTTTTTTAACTACCAGTAATTCCTCTGAAGTTATTTGATCTATGTTTGCAACAGGATTGGTATAGTTAGAATTTATATTTACTACTCTTGGAGGATTTAAATTATCTGTAAAAAATAATAAATCTCCAATTTTATTTACACCTGTTATTAAAAATTTTGGGTCAAAATTTAAAGTAGTGTTTACATTTGTTCCGTTATCAATACTAATTACGTGGTATAAAAGAGAGCCTGTGTTAGTGTTAAAAGATACAACTAAATCTAATTTACCTGTAGCTCCTACAGTAAAAGAGGGGTCATGAACAAACCAATATATAGTTTCATTAGCACCATCTTCAAACGCTCCTATACATCGAGCTGAAGAACTTAACGCAGTTCCATCCGTATATTGAAGTGTTGTTATCTGAGTGTTACCCTTAGAGTTTTCTACTGCACCAATTTCTGTTTCTTCTGTTGAACCTAGCCTTACGTTCAAAGCGTCTACATACTCACCGTTAGGTATAAGCCTTTCGTCAAGGCTTTTATTCATTCGGCCTGCAATAAAATTTCTTTGGATGTTTGCCATTTTATTTTATCCACTTATCTTCACCTCTCATATTCATAAGCAATCTGCTTGGGTGAATGTTACTCAATCTGATTTTTGCATTTCTTAACAATGCTTGTTTATTTTTTTTAGCTCTATTAACAATATACTCTTGTACTCCAAATTTACTATTTAAAATTGCATATTGAATGTAAGCATAAACATAATCTTCAAATAACTTGTTTACTTGTATTTCTGAATTATTTCCATTTTCCATACCATCTGAAATATATTGTAAAACACATTGCTTGTTAGCCATAGTAGAGTCAAAATTTATAACACCAGCTTTTTTATCAATTGTAAACGTAGGATTTATATTGGCAGTTTCTGTATTTAATCCATATCTAGCGCCAATCCTAGAATTGTATATATCATCTTCACAATCTACACAATTACCATTTACATCTGCCTCATTGTTTTGATTTAAATAAATACTGTTTAATGCTCCGCTTTTTCTTGTTGTATCTAAATCAGATTCTTCTGTGTTAACATTGTTACCCGCATCATAAGTAAAAGTAGCAGTAGCTGTTTGTATATATGAAACAGCTGATTGTACCTGAATATTTTCAGTAAGCTCTCTTAAAGTATTCCCCTGAAATAAATAAAGCTTTACCCAATTCACATAATCGGACGGCAAAACAAAACGCAAGTCATCATACACTGTTAATTCTAATGCTTTTATTTCTTTGAATGCATCATAGTTTAATTCTTGAATAGCTCTTTTAGCATGAAATAATATTTTATATCTATTTTCATTGTTTACTAATGAATGATTTCCATCATACATTAATTCAAAGTTGGTTATAATATCTTGTAAACTTACGTATTGATAAGAGCCCCAATTAGTATCCGTAGGATTTACACCATCATTAGTGTAATATTTTTTTTGATTTAAGTAAGCCATAATTAAGTATTAGTTTGATTTTGTTGTTGCTCTTCTATTTGTCCAAACTGAAACACATCAGCTTCTCTTATTGATATACCAGCGTATTGTAAAATTCGAGCCACTAGATTATTAGAGTCATCAAGAGGTAATTCAAAATCCTGATAATCATTTTGTGTTTGATCAAATAAAGGTTCACCATTATACAAAGTAACATACGTCCATTTTGGATCTTTTGGATATCTAATGTATACCCCTTGAACATCAGTTGCTCCATTATAAGAAGAAGGATATACGGTAATAGAATCTCCTTGTTGCGTGTAAGCCGGATACAAGGTAGAGGGCGCTGTGAGAATAGAGTTGGTTAATAATTTAATTTTATTATTACTTACCTTCTCAGCTTCTCCCTGATATACTCCGCCATTAAAACAATTGACTGTATTTAATAAATAATAATCTGTCCCTGTAGTGGAGGCGGATGGAAGATAATATATATTACCTGCATTTTGCGTTAAAGTAGAGGTGATAGAAAAAGTATCTATTACCTCTTCATAACCTAGTGTAATATCAGCATACCCTGTTCCTGAAATTCTTGCATTTTCCTCATTAATTTGTTGATTATAGTTTATAAAATATTCGTCAAACAAATCTAACTGAGCCTGTTTAGCAAATAAATTAAAATCACTAGGAGATATATATCCATAGTTATTCTTATTGATAATTGCAAGCACAGTATTTCTTACTGAATTTATCATTTGAAAATCTTTTTACAAAGATACATAAAATAAAAAAGCACCCTAAAATTGGGTGCTTTCTAATCTATAGTAAAAAAAGGATTACACTATTAGTTCCAAGCTAATCCAGTTACAACGTTAGGCGGCGTTAATGTTGGCGCCGCATTTGTGTAAGACGTGCTCATTAAATCTACTAGAGCAGCTACAAAAAAGTTTTGCATTGCAACTCCTGTTGAATCGGCAGCGTGTGTAAGGGTTACCTTATCAGCAGCTGCAGCTCCTGCATAGAAAAAAGACGTTTCAGTAGTAGAGGTCTGTTCAATAGACTCTACCATGTTTGCGTTTAATACGATAGGAGTAGTAACTCCTGATTGCGGAAAATTGAAATATTTATTCATGATTATGAGATTACAACGTTAGTGATTACAGTTGGAGCTCCATCAGTAATGTCAAGAATAGATTCTGACCATTTTCCTTGAGCAACTTGAATTAATTTATTTTGAATATAGTTTATCATATTATATCCACTAGCTGTATCAGCACCATGAGTTATTGTTATGGTGTCGAACGCTCCTGTAGTAAGATAATTAACTATAGTTGTAGTAAAGCCACCACCACCAGTGGAGACCATTACCATTTTATCAGCAGGCATAATTAAATTGCCATTTGCTGCAGTTTGTACTTTTAAAAATTTTGCCATTGTTAAAAATTTTAATGGGTTAAACAAGTTGTAAAGTTACGCATTTTTAGCTAATGCTTTTAAGTGTTTAAACACCTCTAATCCATCATCACTTTGAAAGTAAGACGTCATAATATACATAGGGTCTTCTCCGAATGGTATATTACACATTTTCTTTTTATTAGATGGTGTATTAAACCACACTTCTTTTTTACTATTTCGTAATTGAATTAAGCTTTTATCTAAGAAATCCTGCACTGTAGCATTAAGCTTTAACATAGGGTCGTTTAATAATTGCATAAAACCTCCTGGGTTTTGTTTAGCAAATATTAATATATCACGTCTAAGCTCTGCAGTGGTTACCTTAGTAACATCTTGTTGAAATAAAACTCTAGCAACATTCTCTACTTGAGCAACGTCAAGCTGTCTAGCTTCAATAAGAGCATCAACTTCTAAGTTTAAATCTTCTACAAGGTCAGCAGCTTCTTTAGCTTTGTTAACCTCCACAAATATCCTCCCATTGCCTGGGTGATAGTGTAAAAACTTTTGCAGTACTTGATTATTTTTTGGAACAAACAAAAATCCATCTTCAAATATTACTGGCTCTAAAATAGCGTTATCATCTTGTTCGTCTTGAAACGGACTGTTCTGATTTCTCGCATATCTTAACGGTCTGTTAGTCCCCGTATCTTCATCAAAATGCAATAAGGGAAACCTATTAGTATGCCTTGAGGCTAAGATTAAAGATAAAGGTGCAACATCTCTTGTAAGCTTGTAAGATTTGTCAACAAATTTTGGTGATTGTTTTTTTGGTTTTGGTTGAGCAACTGTTTTATTTTCAGTTTTCTCAACTACT